ACCTGCTGACCTGGGGTAACGCGTACATCGTGAAGATCCCCGCTGAGGTCGGTGGGGATCGCATCGTGATGCTGGATTTGGTCGCCCCGGACCTCGTCGACCCCCGCTGGGTGCGCCGGTCGGCGAGCAACCCGGCCGGGAAGGTGTTCTTCATCGCCGACCCGGCAACGGGTGAGGAGATGGTCGCCACCCCGAGCGACGTCATCCACATTCGCGCGCTCGGGCACAACCTGCTGCAGGGGATCTCCCCGATCGGCGCTATCCGGCAGGCGCTCGGGCTGGCGGTGGCGGCGGAGGAGTACGGCGCCAGGCTGTTCGGCAGCGGGAACTTGATGGCCGGCATCCTGCAAACCGATCAGCGGCTGTCCCAGGAGCAGGCGAACACGCTGAAAGAGCGGTGGCGGGCGAAGCTGCAGGGCTTGTCTACCGCCCATGACGTGGCGGTGCTTGACCTGGGCGCGAAGTGGCAGCCGATTGGTATCCCTCCCGAGGACTCCCAGTTCCTGCAGACCCGGGAGTTCGCGGTCACCGAGGTTGCCCGCACCTACGGCATCCCGCCGCACATGCTCGGGCAGGTCACCACGTCGACGTCGTGGGGTACCGGCATCCAGCAGCAGTCGATCGGGTTCAACATCTACACGCTGCGGCCGTGGCTCTCCCGGGTCGAGCAGACCCTGTCGAACGAGCTGCTCCCCAGGGGCGTCAACTGCCGGTTCAACGTCAGCGAGTTGCTGCGCGGCGACATGAAAGAAGAGATCGACGCGCACCAGACCGCGATCCTCTCGGGTCAGGAAACCCCGAACGAGGCGCGCGTCGCCCGCGGTCTACCGAGCGTGTCCGGCGGCGACCAGCTGATGTTCCCGACGAACTACGCGTCCATGAAAGCCGTCGCGCAGGCGCAGCCCGCGTCCGCGCTCCCCGCTTCTCAGCCGAAGCCAGATACCGCCCCACAGCAGGCGAACCCAGGAGGGCAAACCGATGCCGCAAACGCCGAGTAACGGCCGCGAGCAGCGGCGTCTCACCCTCGACGACGTCCACGTCCGCAGCAAGGACGGCGGCGACCAGGTCAAGGTCCGCGGCCATGCTGCGGTGTGGGAGAAGCCGGCGTGGATCGGGCCCCCGAAGTTCGGGTTCTCCGAGCGGTTCGAGAAGGGCGCCTTCCGCGAGTCGATCAACGGTGGGGCGGACGTGCGGTACCTGTTCAACCATGATCCGAACAAGGTGCTTGCGCGCACGAAGTCGGGGACGCTGACCCTCGGTGAGGATGCCTCCGGGCTGACCGTGGAGGCGGACCTCGCCCCCACCTCAGTGGGGCGGGACCTGGCGATCCTGATGGAACGCGGCGACGTCAACCAGATGTCGGTCGGGATGCAGGTGCTCGAGGACCGCTGGGATGAGATCGAGGGCGGCGACGGGAACCTGTACGAGCGCCGCACGATCATCCGCGCGAAACTTTTCGACGTCTCCGCGGTGACCTACCCGGCGTACGAGGAGACCGACGCTGGGTTGCGGGACGCGCAGCACGCCCGCGAACTCCGCGACGCCCGTGGGGTGGCGGTGGCGCGGAAGAACCCGCAGCCGGCGGTGCAGACCCCGCCGGACCCGCCCCGCGCCGCCCGGGTGGAGGTGCTGCCCGACGGGGACCTGCGGATCCACCGGCCCGACGGCACCACCGTCAACGTGTCCGGCGAGGTCATCGGGTCGAGCGTCGCGTTCGACGGCCGCGCCATCGCTAACGGCACCACCCCGGTCGTCGCCACCCCGCCGTCCCGCCCGGACGTGACGATTAGTAGCGGCGATGGGATGCGCACAGTCTCCGCCGTGGTCGGCGGCGGCGAGGCACCGCGGACGTGGACCTTCAACGACATCGCCAACACGCCCGAGCCGGCGCCCGGCGCGATCACCTCCACGAAGATCGCCGATGCCGCGATCACGACGCCGAACATCACGGGCGGCGCTTCGCCGCCACAGACTTCGCCGCCCAGCGGCGACGAGACGCCCACGAGCCCCGCCGCTGGCGGGGCTCAGTCGTCTCCGGGGCCGGCAACCGCCACCCCAACCCAGGAGGAGCTCCGGCAGGAAGTGCGCGAGGGCATCACCACCCTCACCGACTCCCAGCGGTCCGTTTTCGACCTGCTGCAGGAGCACGCATGGACCCAGGAACACCGGAAGGCCCCTCGCCTGAAGTGCCCCGCATGCAACCGGCCGGCAACCGCCACCGAGACGCCAGCGGCACGCCCTCAGTAAACCCTCACCCCGAAATAGATAGGAGCTGGCAATGAGCCAGGTTCTCTACGATCGGCGTGCGCAGGTTTGGGACGCGCAGAAGGCGCTCCTCGACTCGGCCGCCGACCGCACCCTGTCCGGCGAAGAGAAGCACGCCCTCGAGCGGATGGACGTCGAGCTCGAGGAGCTCGACTACGCGATCCGCGCGCAGGAGCAGGGCGCCGAGAAGCGCAGCCGGTACGACTCGCCGGGCGAGTCCCCGGTGGACACTCGCGCCGCGGACCACCGCGAGGAGTCCCACCCGCTTACCCCGGGTGGTAAGGCCGGTTCGCAGGCCACCCGCAACGCCGTGCTGGCGTCCCGCGGTGAGCGCGGCGGCGCCAACTTCGCCCACCTGCACGACTTCGAGCGCGCATTCGACGCGTACTTGCGGCGTGGCATGGGTGGCATCAACCAGGAGCAGCGCTCTGTCCTGGACCGGTACGAGGCTCGTGACCTGTCCATTGGCACCAACACGGCCGGTGGCTACACGGTGCCGCCCGGGTTCCTGCAGCGGATCACCGACGCGATGAAGGAATACGGCGGCATGCTGCAGGTCGCCAACGTCATCAACACCGACAGCGGTCAGCCGCTGGTGTGGCCGACGGCGGATGACACCGGCAACGTCGGCGCGATCCTCGCGGAGAACACCGCCGCGCCGACGCAGGACGTCACGTTCGGGCAGAAGACCCTCTCGGCGTACATGTACACGTCGAAGGTCGTGAAGGTGTCGTACCAGCTGCTCACCGACTCCGCGTTCGATTTGAACGCGTGGCTGCCGCAGAAGTTCGCGGAGCGGATCGGCCGGGCAATCAACGCGCACTTCACCGCGGGCACCGGCGGCGGCACCCAGCCGCAGGGGCTCGTCGCCACCGGCGGTCTCGCCACCGGTGTGACGGGCGCTGCGGGTACCGCGCTGACGGTTACCGGCGATACCCTGATCGACCTGATCCACTCGATCGACCCGGCATACCGGTCGGGCGGCGGGCGGTTCATGATGAACGACAGCAGCGTCAAGGTGGTCCGCAAGCTCAAGGACACCACGGGCCAGTACCTGTGGCAGCCGGGACTGCAGTCGGGCGCCCCGGACACGATCCTCGGCTACCCGGTGACGATCAACCAAGACATGCCGGTGATGGCGGCGAACGCCAAGAGCATCGCGTTCGGCGACTTCAACGCCGCCTACGTGATCCGTCAGGTCACCGGTGTGTCGGTGAAGCGGTTCGACGAGCGCTACGCCGACGCGCTGCAGGTGGGCTTCCTCAGCTACGCGCGGTTCGACGGCACGGTGGACGACGCGAACGCCGCGAAGGTCTACCAGAACGGTGCGTCCTGACCGACGTCTCGTAGGAAGGGAGGGGCGACATGCCTCAGACGTTCGACGAGGACGACCAGATCTGGACGCCGTCCGCTGCGATCGCTGACCTGGCCGCGAGTGTTGGCACGGCGGACGGAACCGTCGCGGACGGTGGTGCCGCGTACGCGCAGGGCACCACCAACGACAACAACCGCGAGTTCGCTACGAAGATCAACGCGATCTTGGCGGCGCTGCGGGATGCCAACATCATCGCGGCAGACTGACACGACAGGGGAAGAGAATGGCTGATGTGGATCTGACCCGGGTCCGCGCCGCGGATGTGCTCCGCGACACCGACCGGGTCTCTGTTGGAGTGGTGCGTGTCCTCGCGTCCGGGGCCGGCTCCCCGGCCGAGGAACGCGAGTACGAGGTCGGGGACGAGGCGCTGGTCGAGGCCGGTCTCGCCGAGTGGGTGGTGGCTCCGGTGCACTCGCCGGAGGCCGGTCGCCGGCTCGACCACGACGCCGAGCGGGAGCAGACCCCGCGCGGTGGCGTCGAGGCGTACCCGCCGGCCGAGCCGACGACCGGCGCCCGCCGGTCCGAGGCCCGCGAGCAGGGTTACGTCGCGGCGCACATCGACGACGGTCTCGGCGAGAAGCTGCACGCCAAGCGGCGTGAGGTGGTTCGTGACACGTCGTCCGACGAGTCCGACGACACGAAGGCTCAGGCGGGGCTCGCCGGTCTCGGCGTCCGGTCCGGTCCGGTCACCGCCCGGTCAGACCTGGCCGCGGACAAGCAGCTCGCCGACGCCGCCAAGGGTGACGCTGGCGAGGCGAAGGCCCGCGCCCCGCAGGGGGAGAGGAAGTAGTCGTGCGACGTCTGCGCGTCCTAGTCGGGCACCCGCACCTCGGCAGGCCGAACGACGTGGTGCGGGGGTTCGAGGGCGCGCAGGCGTACGTCGACGCCGGGTTCTGCGAGTGGGTCGACGACGAACCGGAGCTCGCTGTGGTTCCGGTCGTCGTCGACCGCGCGCAGCCGCCGGAGACAACCACCAAGATCGTCGCCGGCGGTGAGGTTGAGGTGACCTCACCCCGGCCGGCGGCGGCGAGGGGTGTCCGGGCTGGGGCGACCCCCCGGCGGCGTGACGTCCCCAAGCTGTAACGGGACAGCCCCCGCACACGCGGGGGCTGTCCCTATCCCCCGAACGACCCGAGCTCTGGGGGCACCGGGTCGGCGGACCGCGAACGATACACCGGCGGAGGAAGCATGCTGACGAGTCCGCTGACGTGGCGGGCCACCGACCCCTCGGGTCGGGTCATCTCGGCCACGGTCGAGTTCGACAACGCCACCCGGGAGATCCTCGACGTGAGCGTGCACCGGGACGCCTACTGCGCGCATGACACGGTGCTGACTGGGGTCACTGATGACGGGTCACCGACCGCGGTCACTCGCCGGTTCACCGTCGGGCCGGGGATCACGCACATGACCGAGCGGGACCTGACGTCTCGGGCTATCCGCTCGATCGACGACCTGCTGCATTTGCGGGTCACGTTCGCTCCGAGCGATCTCTAAGGGCGATCCCGCCCGCACCGGACCTTCTCAGCCCCCGACACCTGTCGGGGGCTGAGTCGTGTCCGGCCCATGAACGACACACCCCAGGAGGGCGGGCCGATGGCGGCCGAAAACATTGGAGAGGGTCGCCCCCTGCGGGTGTGCGACCTGTGCGGGGGAGTAGACGACCACCCCAGGCATGTCGTCGCCGGGAACATCGACGGGGCGTTCGCCCCGTCGGACGGCGCGATCGACCGGGTGCTCGCCGCAGCCCCGGAAGACCAGCGCGGCCGGCTCGTGCGGGAGCTGCTCGACACCACGTCCTCGGATCGGCATCTGCAGTGCTGCCGGGATGCGGGCTGCCCGGAGCAGGACCCGGCGAAGCAGTGCGGCGTCCTGCTGGCCGACGTCAACGACGACGTGATCGGTGCCGACCTGATCGACCACCTGACATCTCGCGCCGCGCTGGTGGCCGAGGTCGACTCCATCGAGGAGGGCTGAGCCATGGCCGTTGGCTTGAGTGACACCAACTTTTCGCACGTTGTGCTCAACGGGATGCTCCGGAATATCGCGATTACCGAACCCACGTCGAACAACGTGGCGCTGCACACCGCAGACCCCGGCTCGGCGGGCACCACGTCACCCACGACCGGCACGGAGGGTGCGTCCCGGAAGGCGGTCACGTTCAACGCCGCGGCGAACGCCGC